AAAATTTTACGATGCTATGATTATGTCCAGTTAATCAGGAGGTGCTTATGCCTCAGTCATACCGTGATAAACTCGTCCGATACGTCTGCTGCCACCGAAGGTGTAGTGTCATTGAAGCCGAGCGATATCTGAACCAGAGTTGTCTGGGCTGGGTGAAGTCAGACCCTCCGGTGGCAACGTTGATAACAGTAGAGAAGGAAATTGATGATGAGTCAGAAGAATCGTGACCACGGTTATTATTGGGTTTGTTTCAACGGCAAATGGCGTATCGCAAGATGGCAAGGTGGTTGGATAGCAGAAGGTTTTGAATTGATGAGACCTGACTGTTTTTGGCAATCCATCGACGAGCGCCGCATCACCAGAGAGGAACCCACTGAATGATAACTCTCCGACCTCACCAAGTCGGTGCTATCGCTGCTGTGGACACAGCACTGTCCCAGGTATACCGGGCGGTGCTGTGTGTGCTTCCCACCGGCGCAGGTAAATCGCTCTGTCTGGCTGAGTATGCTCGACGCTGCTATCAACGACGCGAACCCTGTGTCATCTTCGCTCACCGTGACGTGCTGATCTCTCAGCTCTCCGAGGCGCTGTGTAAGACAGGAGTTCCTCATACCTTCGTCTGCTCAGACAAGGCTCGTCGAGACATCACAAACAACAACCTGGAGTTGTTCGGGGATAGCTACTGGGAGCCGACCAGTCCGGTCATTGTGTCATCGACCCCTACGTTTAATGCTCGACTTCGTGACGGTAAGCTGAACCCTCAGTTTTTAGAGTCGGTTCTCTGGTGGCTACAGGATGAGTGTCATCACACCATATCAGGGAACCAGTGGCACACCTGCCTATCGTCAATGCCGAATGCTCGCGGTATCGGATTCACTGCGACTTCCATCCGTGGCGACAAAAAGGGACTTGGTTCACATGCTGACGGGATATTCGACCATTTATCCTGCACCGTGAACATGTGGGACCTCATCAAAGCCGGGATGCTGTGTCCCTATAAAATATACGCTCACGGTCGCATTGACATCACCGGGATCAAGAAAGACAAGAATGGTGACCTGAACACCAAGCAATTACGAATTAAGACTAAAGAAGCTGACATTACAGGTAACGCTGTTCGTGAGTACAAACACCATCTGAACGGTAAACCTGTTATCACATTTTGCATCAACATCGAACACGCCAAGGAAGTTGCTGACGAGTTCAATGCTGCCGGGATACCGTCCATAGCCGTCAGCTCGAAACAACCTCTGGCTGAACGTCAGCAGGCCATGGAGATGATGAAGACCGGTCGGATCCTGAACCTGGTGAACGTTGACCTGCTCGGTGAGGGTTACGACTGCCCTGCTGTTGCAGGTGTAATCATGATGCGCCGTACTGTCAGTTACTCCCTGTTCAAGCAACAGTTCGGTCGGATGCTCCGTATCGCGGAAGGTAAACAGTACGGGGTGCTCATTGATATGGTCGGCAACACCCGCTATATGATGCAGACGTTCGGGCTTCGTTATCCCCACGATGACCCGACCTGGACACTCGACCGACTCACCGACCGAGCACCGAAAACCTGTCCTGAATGTGACTCCGATAAATTCTTTGATGGCGTCTGTCGCGACTGCGGTTATGAAGACCCTGATAAAATTGAGACTATCGAGTGTCCTGAGTGTGGTGCCATCGGGACTGTCGGTGCCGCACCAGACCACGAAGGTAAGATGCTCGTGTTCATCAATAGTGTCTGCCCTGAGTGTGGTCACGTTGAAACTGATGACGAGCGAGTCACCCGCATCAGGGAAATAAAGGTGAAGGATGGTGTCCTTGAAGAACAGGCTTTCGACCTGGTTGAGGAATTACTGGCTAAACGTGACACGTTCTATGCACCAGTTCAGAGCATTGCTAATAAATTCCGTAATGACGGGTCTATCGCAATGCGGTCTGCGGTCAATAACCACGCAACCAGGCAATCTAATCTAGACACCCTCCGCCACTGGATACAGCGCTGGTGTGAACAGAAATGGCTGGAAACTAGAATGACACATAAACTTATACAGGACGAGTTCGAGATCCGATTCGGTGTTAACATACTCCGGTGCCAGGGTGACTACACTGCTGGTCAGATGGATGAGTTAACTCGACGGGTTCAGGGTGATATGAATGCAAGAAAAGCCTCATGAATGGTGCGCAAGAATGAGAGATACAGCCGCTGATGGTGAGACTGCATACCACTACCATCAGCTTTATGAAATGTGGAAAGAACGAGAGGTAAAAGATGATTAAAAGATTGCAGACGGACATGAAGCGGATTGGTTTTTATACGGGTGAAATTGACGGGAAGTGGGGACCACAGTCTGAAAAGGCGTATCGAGCACTGGTTGGTCTACTTGATGAAGCGTCTATTTCATGGGGGTCGAAAGTTTCACCTGCATTCCGCTCAAAAGTCATTGATATCTCAGCACGACTCGGAGTTGACCCGGACGACCTGATGAGCTGCATGGCTTTCGAGAGTGCGGAAACGTTCAGAGCAGACATTAAAAATGCTGCTGGCTCAGGTGCAGTCGGTCTCATCCAGTTCATGCCGTCAACAGCAAAAGGTCTGGGTACATCAACAGAGTCACTAGCCGCAATGACACCAGAGTCACAGCTCGATTATGTTGAGAAATATTTCAAACCGTATTCGGGTAAGATGAAAAACCTGGGTGACATCTATATGGCTATCTTGTGGCCTGCTGGTATTGGAAAATCTGACGACTGGGTATTATGGAACCAGGCTGACCGACCGACTACTTACAGACAGAACAGTGGTCTCGATATTAACAAGGACTCCGTGATCACTCGTGGTGAAGCAATCAAAAAGGTCAGGGAGAAAGCTGTGCGAGGGGAGCAGTACCGATGGTAACTCCAGACACAATGGAACGACTGTCACCTACCCGTCGACAGGTTGTTATCACACTGCTCAGTATCACCACGCCAAGCGATGACCCGTGGGTGGTCGAGGTTTACGATGCAATCAACAATGCCTTCTTCGAAAAGGCTGCTCGGTTACTTCTACCTCATTCGAGTAGACTATCAAGAAAAATGTTAATGGGAGAGTAACATGACAAAACTAATGACTTGTCATAAATGTCTACATTCTTATTCAATCGAAACATCAGGTATTAAACGAGTAAAGGGTCTTGCAAATAAACAACGATGCTGCCCTAAATGTGGGTGTATGGTATATACGTAGGAGAGTAAAACATGGATTGGAAAGGTGTTGGTAATGCTGTAATAAAAGCAGGGGCTCCACTCTTGGGTGGAGCTCTTTTCGGTCCCGCTGGTTCGGTTATAGCAAGTATAATAAGTGGTAAATTCGGGGTGTCTCCTGACGCAACCCCTGACCAGGTGCTTACAGCTATCAACGGTGACCCTGATGCAGCACTGAAACTCAGGCAGATTGAGACCACTCATGTAGAGCGCCTACAGGAGCTGGAGAACGAGCGACTGAGGATCGAGACTGCTGATGTGCAGAGTGCCAGGAGTGTTCATCAACATCACTGGATGCCGTCAGCAATCACTATGATGATGTGTGCGATGTTCGGTGCTATCGTTGGTGCCCTGTTTATTTGGGCTATTCCTGGTGAGAACAAAGACATCGTGGTTTATATGGCTGGGCAGGTGTCTGGGATACTTACCTCGTGCGTGACATACTGGGTAGGTTCAACCAGAGCGAGTGCCAACAAGGACATGATGAGAAAATGAAGAAACCCCGCCGAAGCGGGGCTTGTTATTACTTAGTAAACACACCATACACAGTCACTGAATAACCAGAACCAGACAGATTCCCAACGGTATCGGCCAGTGATACCTTTATCGCCTCAGTTGTTGGTGACACGGCTGTGTTGATGAAAGCTGAGGCTTTTTTGGCTCCGCCAGTAAATGTGAGCGTATCAATTCCCCCGAGCCTGAGAACTATAGTGCCACTGGCTGTCACATCATCATTAAGCACCGCACTGATTTTGCCGATAGTGCCGCCTGGGATGTGCAGGCTATGCGCCTTCGTCAATGTCGTGGTAGTCACCTGGAACGTTTTTGTCTTGCTGAATGCGGGCGCAAATTTAGCAGTGCTTCCGAGACTCGCCAAGCTGATAACGTCACTATTATCTATCGCAATCCTACCAGAAACAGTTCCTGTAGAACCTATGTTGAACATGGCATCTACTTCCCTAATCGTGACATCATCCCAGACGAAGTTTTCATGTGAGCCGAACGAATCGATACCCCCAGCCCTTTTACTGATTGAGCCGCCCTTGACGGTATTATTCGCACCGTCGTACATCACCAGATATCGCCCACTAGTCCCGATGTTGGTATTCCGCAAGAACATCTTTCTCGCGTCTTCTGCCACCAATGCTGGTGATGTTCTGATTTTTACCACTTGCCCCATCACAGGGTCTATCTCTGTGCCAATGACTTCTGTCACAGTTTTTTGAACGTCAGACTCTAGAAGCAGAATCTTGCCAACCGAGATCGAGGCAGGCTGTCCCTGTCTATCCAAAACATAGCCGACGTCGCCAACCACTTTCATAAAGAAATCATAAGAACGGGAGCGAATGAACTCAATTGTTGCGCCATCTGTTGTCTGGCGCACATTCACGTTTGCATTTGTGGCCGAAACCAACTCGATATCGTGTAGGCAGTTGTGAGAAGTCCCTGATACAAACGAACGGTTTGCCGAAGCGGTGGCTACGTTGAAACCCGTGAGGCATCTATCAGCGATCACATCTGAAACGCTGACATCATCGGAATTACCGACAATAGCAATAGCCTTTAGGGCTCTGGATATGCGGCCGCCATTGACACTTATCAGTTTGTTTTGTACCGAGCTTTCAATCTCAATACCGTACAGACCAATCCATTCCATGTCTGGATTGGTAATACTCCCATGTTTAACACCAGTACCACCCACGCCAGACTGGACGAGGCACTTACTAATGGTCGGATTAGTAACCAAATATCCCTCGACGTTGACGTGAATCACACCCCATGCCTTGAAATCCGATAGAACTGGGTCAATAGTTCGGCACACGCCAGTGCAATTAATGTACTCTACTCCTGAGTCGCCATCTTCCCACGGCTCTATGGCGGACAGCTTATCTACGCGAGCGCCAACAATTACCGGTTCAACAACCTTGGGATTGTGGCAGTTTTTAAATGTCAGTATTCCACGGTAAGAGGGGTGGAAAGAGAAACTAGTGTCAATTGAAATTTTACCACCGACATCAAAGGTGACGCATGGCTCTGTAAGGCCGTTAAAAACAGCGTTAGTTGATAGGCGCGCGTGCCCACGTAAAGTGATCCGGCCACCAGTCTCCGCTATTGCAGCCGCAAATGCGGCGTCGTCGTAAGTGACACCATCCAACTTCGCACCCCAACCTCTGACATCCCCGTCGCGACGAAGAAATTCAGTTCTGAGTAACGCATCAGACCGGTCAACAAACCCCCCGCTCGTCGGGTATGTTCCCGCAGCAACTGTACCTGCTGGGCCGGAGAAAGCCTTTCCTGTGCGTTCTTGCAGCAGCGCATCGTTAGCGTTTACGAGTGTACCACCAGCCTCGAAGCTGCCATCGACTAGATTGTAACCCGCCTCTGCATAGCTGCGACGTAAGGCTTCAAGGACTTGGGTGCGTAACTCTGGGTCAAATCGACTCATCCAAGCGCCAACAGCAATACCACCTGTGGTCAGCGGAGTGCTACCGGGTGGAACCACTTTACCTGACGGCAGGAATGAACCGGACCAACCATATTCCTGACCATCACCGCCATCAGCAACATCCCACAGGAGAGTTTGGCGCGGATTGGTAATGGTTGCGCCTGCTGAAAAAGTTCCGATGCGAGTGAATCCCATATTCAGAATATTTGTGTCGAACTCAGAGTTCATGTCAGAAATCATTCCGTCGAACTCAGAGTTCATGTCAGAAATCATTCCGTCGAACTCAGAGTTCATGTCATTAATTACTTTGTTATAAGTTGGTCTGACCTGACCAGTTACCTCATTAGTGCTGGTTCCAGTACCAGTACCCATCAGACGACCGAAGTCATCAGCGTGTTTTTTAACTTTCTGGAGGTCTAGCAAGCTAGGAATATCTTCGCAACTCATGTTATTTCCTTCTGAAGTAAATTGCGGAACGAACTACAAGCCACCAGACCAGTGTGACAAGTAGAAAATCTACCAGTACCCAGCCGGAGGCATAGTCAATCGGGGTGTTTTTACCTGGTTCCGATACAGCCCAAGCGAACTGCATAATCCCGAAAGCCAGTAAAATGAAAACTGCGGCAGCAGCAGGACGAGGGTCCCGACGCAATCTCCGCAGTAGACACATAAGACTTAATGAATAGCCGCTTGCCATAAATGTCAGAGCGGCCAATATCAAATTAAGGACCATTTTTTCCTCGCTTGAGTAGGTCAAGTGGGTTAGCCATAATCCCTTTCATCCAGAGAAATATCTCCTGACTGAAAGCACTGGCGATACCGACGTAAGCTGCTCTCTTAGTATGAGATAAGAGCTGACCGTTGTCACCCAGATAGTCTAGAAGATACAGATTGGTAATGGAGCCGACAAGCAACCCGAGAAGAATTGCCTGAACGACTCCACTAAAAGAGGCGTACTTTTGATCAACGACACACCGAACACCTACAGCCAGGATTGTCAGTGCCATCGGTAAACCCCACGATTCGATGGTCATTACTATCTCCCTTATCGGACATCGTGAGGATACCACTAAATGAGACCCGGACTAACCCTCTGTATTAAGAGTCTCCAGAACAGCCTGAATTTTCTCCCACTCTTCATCGGTGAACCGGGCTACCATGTGGTCACCTTCACGGCGGACATTCACGCTTTTAAGTAGGACACACACGTTACGACCGTTGACAGGACGCCACGCATTAGTGTTGGTTCGAGTGGCTTTCTTCTGACCGGCATTCTCAACCACGTTGATAACAGCCTGTTCGCCACCTTTGCGGTTCAGCTCGACGGCGTAGTCGGCAGCGATACGACCTTCGCTAATGTAAGCCTTTACTCGGTCAGTGAGCTCGAAAATAGCCATGTGATGGGTCACAGTGGACATGTTGGTAGCGAACTCATCCACAATTTCCTGACGGGTCCAACCGAACTGTTCGACCAGACGTCCCCAGGCATTGGCGCGTTGAACGGGAGTGAACTGACGACCCTCGTTCTCTTTCATCATGGTCACTACTTTCTCAGCAGCAGTACCCTTGAAGCCCTCGACAGTGACGCGACGGAAGTCCATACCTTCCTCGATCAACTCCTTGTAGGCATGGTAACGGTGCTGACCGGCGATGAGTTCGAAGCGTGTCCCGCACGGCTGAGGCTCGACGATCATCTTCGGGAGATACCCACCTTTGCGCAGGGTATTCTTCATCCCCTCTACTACGTCGCGGTAAATGGTGTCCTTGGCATTGAATCCTGGCGTGATATAGATCTGGTCGAAAAGGACTGCGAACTCTTTCTTAACTGTGATACCGCCGTCTTTGCCTTGCTGTTTGTAGAGTTGGCCGATAGTGGTCGCTGTGGTGGTCATGACTTAATCCTCTGCTCGTTGTTTATGACGAGATGAGTATAAGTCTTAGTATAGAGAATTACAAACAGTCTTTTAGTAATTCACAGACAACACAGGTTTTGTTTGGTGTTGACCTGATATTATTGAGGGGGTGGTGCTTGCAGGGTGACCCGACATAGTAGCGAGTACCGTGACACTGAGCCGATACTCTGGTGATAGGTACAAACTCGTCAGGGACGACATAGAACCCAGCTTCAATTACTGGTCTACTTGAAAAACTACTGGTTCCACCAGATCGAAAATATCTCATCCTGGCAGAGTGTACCGACGGTGCGTCTGTAGACCACACTGCGTCTGGTGACTCACCGATGACCCATCTACCTGTTGTTGTGCGACAAATCAACATAAAAGAAAACCCCGACGTAAGCTGTTACCAGCCAAGAGGTCAGGGTCATGTCAAGGACGGTTCCGACGCCATCTTAGACTGTTGTGTGCTCCGTTTCGTGGAGCTGACGGCTCGACATACGATTCGAGCACCAAGGTACTAGCAACGTAC